CTCTTTGCCATTTTTGTCTTTGAGGCCAGTGTATTGTTCAAGGATAGCCTCTTCTTCCCCATCATGTTCTCCCAAGAACCTAGCAATACAATAAATCTGCTCGTTGACATTACCTTCTACATGATAAGAGTTGTCGTTTGGATTATCTCTTTCATTGTTGAGATACCTTTTCTTTCTATTACTCCACACTCGAAACTTGATCTCTCTCATATTATTTCTTTTCATTTAATAATTCCTTCGATAGGATCTGCGCCTACGATTTGGAGGTCTTTAAGGTCGTGAGGAAGGCGTTCATTCTTAATGTATTCTTGCACGTCTTTTTCTGCCCACATAAGTTCCAAGCTATCAAAGCATTTGCATTCAGCTTCTGTATCAAATTCAATAGCGTATTTTACAACCTGACGAACTGGCCGAGGCATTGTGTCGTGAGTGAATTCGTATAGAAGATATAAGATGTATGTTTTAGTAGTTCCCATTTCAGTTTCTCTATTTATCAATGCATTCATTTTTTCTCCATTCTTCATAATACCAATCACCACCATCCCAAATCTTGAGATACTCTTCGCGCCAACTAGCGCGTTCCAGCCACCTTGTTTCGTTCCAAATACGCTTCGGCCACCAAAGAAACTTGGTGCGTGTTCGCGTGGTTCCGAAAGATGGGCGAGGTTGGTGTTTAATTTTCATTATTATTCATCTTTTGAAGGAATTGTCAAGCCACAAGGAAACTCCCACTCATGATTTTTTGTCCAGACCTCACTCAACTGCGAATAACGAAGCTTGGCAATAGGATAACCAGACTCTACTTTTTTACGCATAGAGCGCATTTCTTTGCCTTTGTGGATAAATACGATGCGATAACTCGCGCCGAGCATGATTGGATCAGTATTCGTCATATAAATCGGGGCAAAAAAACTCTGGAGCATCAGGAAACAACTCCCACAACATACCTCCACTTTTTAAAGATACAAATTCTTGCTCTGTTAATTCCTGCGGAGTCATCCCATGAAAAAGAAGAGTCATTTTTGGTTCTTTTTGTGGCCAGTGTTTTAGGAATTTATTCATTGTTCATCAAAAGGAGGTAATTCTCTATCAAACCTCTCAATAAGCTCGTCTGCTCGCCATCCTACGGCCACAACATGATACATAGCTTCTTCACGGTCGCCGCGCTCAAGTGCTTCGCGAAAGTCCATGAGATGGCGAATGATTTGATTGCCGTCACCAACGCTTTGCTCACTAGCCCATGTCATTCCTTCTTCTCCTGTATGTTTTATGTTGGAGTTGTAAGAATGCACAGCCTTGAGAATCTGTGCGCGTGGAAAGTAGCCCATGATGTAATCAAGTAGGCGAACTTTTTGACGCTCAGAGTCGTCAATTGGGAGTATTTTGTTTTTGCTTTCCATTTGTATAAAAGAAAAGCGGCAGAGCTACTAGGAGATGCCGCAGATTGGTTTTTTATTGATTAAAAAGGAATATCGTCTTCTTCGTAATCATTACCCGCCGAAGCAGATGCACCAGCAGTCGCGGTTTCCTTGCCGCTACCCTTGTCCAAGCGCCAGCCCTGAATATTGGCATAGTATCGGCCTTTATATTCATTGCCGCGAAGGTTGACAAATGCAACAACCTGATCACCATTAGCAAGACCATCAAGTTCTTCAGTTTTGTCTTTTACAAACTCCACTGGAATTGTTTGAGCATACTCGCCGCCAGTATTGACAACTAGCACACGCTTAGTAAAGCCACTCTCAAAAGTTTCAAGAGGCAATACAGTTTCAACGGTTCCTGTGATTTTAATTTGTTCACTCATATGTTTGCATCATAGTGGAGGTTGATGAGAATGTCAACAACTTTTTTGGTTTTTGTCTCCAGATAGTGTAAAATAAACAAATGGCTACTAAACGCCCACGTAAAAAGAATGACGTATTGCTTGGTCACTTTGAATTGACCCCAAAGCAAGATAAATTTATCAAAACCATGATCGACCCGCAAACAAGGGTCGTATTTATCAGCGGCCCCGCTGGAACCTCAAAAAGTTTAATCTCCGTTTACGCGGCGATTCAAATGTGGAACGATAACAGAGAACTTAGCATCTTTTACCTACGCAGTATCGTGGAAAGTGCTGATAGGGGGTTGGGTTTCCTAAAAGGAGACGTTGATGACAAGGTAGAGCCATACATGGCCCCTCTCATGGACAAGCTTAGTGAGTTGCTTCAGGATTATGAGTTGCATGAGCTTGAAAGGAGTGGTTCCTTAGAAGGTGGCCCAATTAACTTCCTGCGCGGCCAGAGCTGGCGCGATAAGATAGTTATCGTTGACGAGGCTCAAAACCTCTCAGAGCGCGAGCTGACCACCGTGATGACCCGTGTAGGTCGCGACACCAAACTCTTTGTTTGTGGAGATCCAATGCAAAGCGATATCAGAAATAGTGGCTTTGATAATTTTTTCAATTTGTTTGATGACAAAGAAAGTCAAAAAGAAGGCATTCAATGTCTCAAATTCAACAAAGATGATATCATGCGCGATCCTATCGTAGCATACATCGTTGACAAAATAGAAAAATCTCAACAAAGTCAATAAAAAATTGATTTTTATGTGTAAATGATATATAATTTTCCATGAACAAGATTTTTTGTGTATCCTGTGGCTATAAAATCAAGTATAACTACGATAAGCCTCGTTTTTGCCCCAAATGTGGGGAGTCCGTTGATGGAACAGCTAAGTCAACAGCACCTGCTCTCGTTGAAGAGCTTGATGAAGCTGTAACTGTTGAAGCTGACTATGATCTAGATAAGATTCGCCGTGGTATCACTTCTGACTACAACAATCAAACCCTTAAGATGGGTGAAGTAGTTGGAACTGCCGAAGGCGATGGGTCTACCATGAAGCGTAGACCTAGCAATCTTCCTGATGGAGATGCTTTACTAAAACAAAGCATCCAAGACTGTCAAAAGGTATCTAGAGCGCAGGACATTGATGAGCGATAATACGCCAAAACAATATGAAGACATGCATGACGAAATTGAGCGACTTTTGGCTCGATATCGTCCTAAATGGCAGTTGACTGCTATTGCTTGGATGGATTATGATGATATTTGTCAGTTGATTAGGAATCATATTCATCTCAAGTGGCATTTGTGGGATCAGTCCCTCCCATTCGGGCCTTGGTGCGCGAGACTGATCTACAATCAGATTCTTAACCAGATTCGCAATCATTATGGTAATTTTGCGAAGCCCTGCCTCAAATGCCAATACTACATGGGTGGAGACGAGTGTGCGTTTTCTAAGAGCGGGAAACAGGACGAGCAATGTGACGTATTCTTACGATGGAAGAAAAAGAAGAAAAACGCATATGATCTCAAACTTCCTTTGTCCTTAGATCCCACTATAGCTATTGGAGAGACATGCATTAAAGCAGGTATCAACTATGAGGAAAAAGCAGTATTACTCCACAATAGTATCCTTCTTAAACTATCCAGTGAGAAACATAAAGAAATCTACCGCATGATTTATATTGAGCATCGCTCAGATCAAGAAGTTGCAGAAAAATTCGGATTTAAAGAAGATAAAAAGAACCGAAAGACACCACGTTACAAGCAATTAAATAATCTTAAAAAAAGATTCTATGAGCTTGGACGCAAAGTGCTTTCAGAAGATGACCTGCTATGAAGGAAATAGAACTTACAGACGAGCAAAAACAACAAGTGATCACAGAGTTTAAGAAAGACCCTGATCTTAAACGTATTACTCAGGTTGTCTCTGGTGATCCTGAAGCTGATGGGCGCTCCAAAATAGGTCGCGCAATTCGATCTTTTCTTGCTAGTCAAGACAAGCAATACCACACCACAAAACCCGAACCAGTAAAAGCTGTAGAATTCACAGAAGAACAGAAACAGTTTATATTGAGTGATCGTATAGACGAAGATCTTAATCCTCTTGAGATTGCACGTATTGTATTTGGTGATGAAGATATTAAAAGCCTGAGCGTTCAGCACCGCGCAACTATTGACTTTCTTAAAGAATACCGCCCTGCTATTCTCGATGACAACGAGCTAGTCACAAAAGATAAATGGACTCCACCAAATGCAATATCCAAAGTTGTCAAAAAAGTAAACGATTGGGCAGGAGAAGAACTAGACTCCGCGAATCTAAGCAACAAGCACGAAAAAATGATGCAGAAACTAATCAAGTATCTGCATAGTCCTCGTTTCAAACACACAATTAACGAATACTGCAAAGTTGCAGATCGTGAACTGTTTGAAAGTGAGTTTGTTCGTGCTGCATGGGATAAGATTGATCTTAGTGTTGAAGAAATCAACCAATACATTAACCTATGTGCCAACTTCGTGCGTGTAAAGCATATTCAGTCTCGTCTTGATCGGCTCAATAAGGTCTTGGAAGATTCTGGCAGTAACCAAGAAGCTAGTATGCGTTTTACTGAACTTATCAAAACCACCAGTGAAGAACTCGATAAATGCGAGAAGCGTATTGATGCTCTTTCCAAAGGTTTGAACGGTAGTCGTCAGGAACGTCTTAAAGCTCGCGGTCAACGCAATGGAACCATCGAATCACTTGTTGAAGCCTTTCAAGATAAGGAAGAAAGAGATCGCATGGTGAAAATGGCAGAAATGCGCCTACAAACAGTTAGCGATGTTGCAGATGAACTTGAAAGAATGGACGAGTTTAAATCTCGTGTCCTTGGTATATCAAAAGAAGAACTATTATGAGCGAATGGACATGCAAAGAGTGTGGGGAGAAGTTCAGCAGCAAGCGAGGACTTCATTTGCATATGAAAAAACACTTTGATAGGATTGGTGATTATTACACTAAGCACTATGCAAAGCAAGACCTATTCACAGGAGAACCAATTCCTTTCAAAAACTACGATCAGTATTTCGCGGATAACTTTACGTCTTTCGACAACTACATGAAGTGGGTCAAGACTGCGCCCAAAAACCAAGTCAAAGAATACATTCTTAAAAAATTCAAAGAGAAGATTGACCACAAAGAACTCAAATATATGCCTCCTAGCTCTTTCTATGATTTGTATGAGCTTGCTAATCGCGTTACTATTGAAAATGTATGGGGTGACTACAATGAGTTCTGTAAAGAGGTGGGTTTGCAAAACCCATTCAATGACACTCTTCCTCATGACTTCTGGCAAGATAATCCAGAGGATATCAAGATCCTAATTGACACTCGCGAACAAAGACCATTGAACTTCTCTAATGGTGTTTCTCATAAACTAGACTTTGGCGACTATGCTGCGGCGGGAAAACACTTCTCTCCAACTTTTGTTGACCGTAAATCTGAAGATGATTTCAGATCCACATTCGGACGCGACCACGAGCGCTTCAGAAGAGAAATGGATCGCTGCGTTAAGTTTGATTCTTATATGTTTGTTGTGGTTGAGTCTACACTTGCACAAGTAGAGATCAATAATCGCAGTAATCCTTTTAGAAGCAACCTAGCTTTTGTGTGGCACAATGTTCGTGACATGATTGCCAAATACCCCAATAACCTTCAATTTATCTTCGCCCACAACAGGGCTGGAGCAAAAAAAATCATTCCAAAAATTCTCTATCACGGAAAAACACTGTGGGATGTTGATGTTCAATATCATCTAGAGAAAAGAATCTACGAAAAGTCTCATGCTTGATAAAGGAAAACAAAGATACCGTTATGAGTTCTCTGCAAAAAGAGTTAATGATATAATCATTAACTTTGAGGGCGATTTAAACGAAGAAGATGCAAAGTATCATCTCTATAAGTTTCTGCGTAATAACGTTGGTTTTACTTGTGAGTTATTTCTAGGTGTTAGGTTATTTCCTTTCCAAGAAATGGCTATCAAGTCTATGATGATTGGTGATTACTCTATGTTCGTGTTTTCGCGTGGTTTATCTAAGACGTTCTCTACGGCTATTTATGTTATCCTTGAATGTCTTCTTAATCCTACAGCTAATATCGGTGTGATTGCGGGAACATTTCGTCAGTCTAAACAGATTTTTGCAAAGATTGAGGATATCATGAGCAAACCTGAAGCGCAGATGGCTCATGAAGCGGGTTATAAGCTCACTAAAGGCACGGACGCATGGACAATGGTTATTGGTAAAGGAAAAGCTATTGCCCTGCCTCTAGCGAACGGTGAGCGCCTTCGTGGTTTCCGTTTTAACCGTATGGTTCTTGACGAATTCTTGACTATTCCTGAGAGTATCTTCAACGAGGTTATTCTTCCGTTCCTTGGTGTTGTTGAAAACCCAACTGAGCGTGAAGAAATCTATGACCTAGAAACAAGCATGATCGAGAAAGATTTAATGAAAGAATCTGAGAGATATGTTTGGCCAAACAATAAGCTAATCATTCTTTCCTCGCCTTCGTATAAGTTCGAATATATGTATAAGCTTTATTGCAAATACCGTGATTTGATTTCTGGCGTTTACGAGCATAATGATGAAGAAAACGATGAAGATGCTGCTGATGATGCATATCGAATCATTATGCAATTAAGTTACGACTGTGCGCCTAACACACTTTACGATAAAAACCTTCTAAAACAAGCAAAGTCTACCATGAGTGAGATGCAGTTCAAGCGAGAGTTTGGTGGGCAGTTTGTGGATGAATCAGATGGTTACTTCCGTCTGTCTAAAATGTCTGCTTGCACGATTCCAGATGGAGAACAACCTGCGGCAGAGGTTGCAGGAGATCCTAGCGCCAAATACATTATCGCCTTTGACCCCAACTGGGCAGGAAACACAAGCGCTGACCACTTTGCCATGCATGTTTTTAAACTGTTGGAAGAAGAACAAAAAGGATGCCTTGTGCATAGTTATGCTATCGCAGGTGTTACTCTAAAGGATCATATGAAATATTTTCACTACCTGTTAACCAACTTTAATGTTGTAGGTATCTGCGGCGACTACAATGGTGGTGTTCAATTTATTGATTCTTGTAACGAGAGCGAATTGTTCAAGAAGTCTAATATTCATATTGGTGTTTTGAGTGTTGATATTGATAAAGCAGAAGAATACGAAGCTAATATGCAAGAATTAAAAAATATTTATAATGTAACTGGGCGCAAATATTGTATTCTACGTAAGCCTACCTCCTCATGGATTCGTTCAGCAAATGAACTACTTCAGGCAAATATCGACCACCGCCGTATTCTGTTTGGCTCACGCTCTGTTGATGACCACTTCGATTCTCAATGCAAGAAGAATATCCCAATCTCTAAGATCACTTGGGATAACGTGATTCTTGCTGACAAAGCAAATGCGCGAATGGTTGAATTTGTTGACCACCAGAAAAGTATTATTGAGCTTACAAAGTCTGAGTGCGCGAATATTGAGGTCAAAAGCAACCCACAGGGTTCTCAGACATTTGATCTGCCTCAAAACTTAAAACGTCAAACAGGCCCACATAGAGCGCGTAAAGACTCCTACTCCGCATTGATCCTTGGTAACTGGTTTATTAAGGTTTACTTTGATATGATGGTATCTAAACCAAAACCTAAACCAGTAAACGATTTTATTCCTCGTTTAATTAAGTAAAAAAGTGACTTTCTAAAAGTTAAAGTGTAACTATTGACATGGCAAACGCCCCTAAAAAGAGAAAATATAAAAAGACTTCCGATTATTGGGAGAAGAGAAAAAACAAGTCTCAAAGTCTTGAGTCTTTAGCTCATAAAGAGCCAGAAGCTTTTGAGCCAAAAATGATAGGTGACTCTTTCTATGAGTCTACAGCTTCTCGTTCCCTGCGCCCAAGTTCTGCTGAACGCTCCACAGGTCGCACAAACTCTACAGCAACTAAAGCAATCAACAAACGCTTTAAGAACATCAATGATGGTCTTTTACCTTTTGAATATTCTGCTGACTCTGTAGACGCAAAGGATGCTATCGAGCTTTGCCAAAAGGCTTACTTTAATATTGCAGCGTTTCGCAGCACGGTTGATCTGTTATCTGATTTTGCTGATGCTGATGTTTATCTTGAAGGTGGTAGTGAAAAGTCTCGCAAGCTTGTCCAAGCTTGGTTTCAGCGCATCAATCTTAACGATCTAAAAAGCCAATACTTTCGTGAGTATTATCGCTCCAGTAACTTCTTTGTTCACCGTGTAGATGGTAAGCTAAAAGCAAGCAATGCTGGAAAGCTTTACGAATCATATGGCGCAGAATCTAAAGACTTTAAAATTCCTATTCGTTATCTTGTTTTGAATCCTGTGGATATTGTCGCCAAAGGATCTCTATCTTTCTCTGAAAACCGTTACGCCAAGGTGCTGACTCCTTTTGAGGTTTCTCGCTTGCGTAATCCGCAAAACAAACATGAACAAGAGATGTATGATTCTCTTCCCGATAGAACCAAGCAGATCATCGACAATAAAAACAGCCTTACATCTGGTCGTGCTGAAATCCAACTAGACTCTACTGTTCTTCATACGATTTTTGCTAAGAAGCAAGATTACGAACCATTGTCGGTTCCATATGCTTTCTCTGTCCTTGATGACATGAATAAAAAGCTTGAACTCAAAAAGATTGACCAAGCTATTGCTCGTTCCATTGAAAACGTGGTTCTTCTTGTAACTATGGGCGCAGAACCAGATAAGGGTGGCATTAACCACAAAGCAATTGACGCAATGCAAAACATTTTCCAGAATGAAAGTGTTGGTCGTGTGCTTGTTTCTGATTATACCACTAAAGCAGAATTTGTTATCCCTGACTTGAAAAAGGTCATGGGCGCTGAGAAGTATGAGGTTCTG